AGCTCCGCGATCCGGTACACGCATCCGTCGTGATCCACCGCCCACCAGCCGCAGGAGAAGGGCTTGGCGTACCCGAAGTCGTAGCTTCTGTACACGTTCCACTCCCTCGGTATGCGGAACGGCCTGATCACATGGCTGTACCGCCTGTCCTCATAGTGCGCCGGGTCGTCCGTAAACTCCTGAAACACCTGTCCCGCCAGCACGTCCCACTTGCCCTCCAGCCACGCCGCGCGCAGCTTGGGCGGCAGCGCCTCCAGCTGCTTCACATACTCCGGCTGCCGCGCCAGCAGCACCCGGTTGTCCGTCACCCGCGCCGGTATAAAGACGTAGTCCTCTCCGTTCTCCCCCGGCTCATACCGCCTGTCGATAAACAGCCGCTTGATGTACCCGTGTCCCGGCCCACCCGGATTGCAGGTGTAGTAGATCCGCTTGGGAAAGCCGTTCACCCCTCGCACGCACGCCGCCAGCTGCCGCATCCACCGCTCCTGTAATTGGGTGGCCTCATCGAAAAAGATCACGTCGTACTCCGCACCCTGATACCGCTCCGCGTCCCTGTCGCTGCCGCAGTACCCGAACTGTAAGCTGCTGCCGTTGGCGAACACAAACCGTCTCTCCCCGGCGCGGTACGCCGCCGCCCCCGCCAGCTCCCGCCGCAGGAACGTCAGATGGTTGGCCTCGATCTCCGGCAGCGTCCGCCGCACCAGCAGCAGCCGTATGCCCGGATACCGCAGCGCCAGCAGCTTGGCCTTGCACCGCACCGCCCAGCTCTTTCCGCCGCCCCGCGCCCCGCCGAAGGCGATATACTTCTTCTCGCACCGCAGGAATTCCTTCTGCCTCTCATTAGGTGTCCCGATATAGATCTCCATTCTCTCCCCCTTTTCTCCTCCAAAAATCGCACCCTGCATGACACGCCCTCCCCGACGTCCCGCCCCATAGGGGGCGGATGCCCACATCCGCCCGTTTCTCGCCACCCCTTGTAGGGCGGGACCCATGTGTCCCGCCGCCTTACACCTGTCATTCCCCGCCCGTGTTCACACTGGCATGGCGATCCGTCTCTCCTTGCCTCCCTCTGCGAGGGAGGTGGCAGCGCGAAGCGCTGACGGAGGGAGTTCGTAGGGGCGGACGACTCTGTCCGCCCTCGCCCCCTACCTGCTCCATTCCTCCGCGTCGCCCAGCACCACCTGCACCGTCTCCGCCGCTGCCGGCTCCTCCTCCCGCAGCGTCTTTTCCAGCCCCGTCAGCGTCTGCAATACCCCCGCCATCTCCTTCAGCTCCTTGATGCTCACCTCGCCGTCCTCCACCTGCGCGGCTGCCTGCCGCACGGCGGTCATCAGCGCCTTCGCCACCTGCCGCAGGTATCGCCTGTCATCGATGCTCTGATCTCTTCCCCGCGTTCTTCTCCCCTTCCAGCATTCCTTCTGCGCATGCGTCCAGATGCTCTGTATCGACACGCCGTATTCCTCCGCCAGCTGCCGGTATGTGCAGTCCTCCGTCTCATATCTCGCCCGCACTTCCTCCCACGGGGTACACCTTTTAGCCATCCGCCTCACCTCCCGTCACCTCATAGGCCGCCAGTATCTGCGCCGCGAACTCCGCCAGACACCCCCGGCACACGTTCTCCCCGCTGACCCGGTAATACCGCTCCCCGCACCGCAGATCCCTGCCGCACAGGTCGCACACGCCGCACACCGCGTCCCGTTTTTCGTTTATTCTCCTGTACCTCATGTCTTCTTCCCCCTTGTGGATTTCTTCCCCATACCCGCCCGTTCCGTCCTACTCCTCCCCCCGTTTCGCCCCGGAAGTTGCACACAAACGGTCAACCTTTACCCGTTTTTCCAAAAATTTTTTCTCCATTACGCCCGCACCACTGGATTTTCTCCTTCCTTCCCTGTATAATGATTATTTGTGCCGCCCTGCGGCCAATCGAGAGATATAAGGAGAGAGAACCGCCATGTCCGCCACAAAGAAACTTATGGGTCATGTATACGCCATTTTCACCATACTGGTCTGGGGCAGCTGCTTCGTCCTGACCAAGGAGCTGCTGACCGCCTACACCGCCGTGCAGATCATCCCCCTGCGCATGGGTCTTGCCTATCTGACCCTCTGGGTGCTCCGTCCCAAGACCATGAAGCTCCCGTGGAAGGATGAGCTGATGTTCATCCTCATCGGCATCACCGGCGGCAGCTTCTACTTCTTCCTGCAAAACACCGCCCTGACCTATACATACGCTGCCAACGTCAGCATCATCGTGGCTCTGTCCCCCATCCTCACGGTCATTCTGGCACAGCTGTTCTCCCGCAGCGGCGAGCGTCTGGGCAAGTTCGTCTACATCGGCGCCGTCATCGCCATCGCCGGCGTGGTGCTGGTGGTGCTCAACGGTCAGCTGACCTTCCACCTGAACCCCCTGGGCGACCTGATCGCCCTGGCCGCCGCCCTCATGTGGG